AACTGCTGTAAATGTTTCAAACTTTTCAAAAGTACCAGCTGAGATACCTCTAAAATTACTTTTGTATGGTAACCAACCACTAGGTTTTTCTACTCCAGTAGTTGATTGTCTTTTTAATCTTATCTTATTTATTAATCTACTTCTTGTTGAGTCTAGCACATTTTGGTTTAGTCCAAAAAATAAATGTAATTGACCTTTATAACCACAAGAAAAGCAGTGAAATACACCACTTTCTTTATCTATTCTCATTGAGGGGTTGTGGTCGTCGTGGTCTTTACTTAAACATCTAACTATAAAATCTTTACCTTTAGATGTATACTCTATATCTTTTTCTATAAGAAGCTCTTCTACATTCATCTAATTTCTTCTTGCGCTCCTTCTCCCTCAAACATTTGTTCTTTTAGTGCCGACTTCTCCTCTGGATTCATTGCTGATTCAGGACCAATCCTTAATGTTTCCCAATTCACAGCACTTGTAAACGATTTCATTTCTCTACTCCTCATTTTTACACAATTGAATGTCATACAGTTATCTTCTTGCTCCCAAACATTCAAGGAGTAAGCAGCATCGGCAGCATCTAGTATGCCTTTTGCAAATCTAGCTTCTCCTGTTGAATCTGTTTGATACGGAGAGAATACCATAGCTCCATACTCTTGTGCATATGATTTTAGTGTTTTACTAATCTCTACTTGTTCTATCCAATCGTACTGACCCGATCGGCTTGGTCTGTTGTTTCTTGTTACTTGGTTTAGATAGTCTACTATAATTACTCCTGGCTTTATAACTTCTACTTTTTGTTTTAGCTCTGCTTGTATTCTTCCTAATGTAAGCCCAGGGTCATAAACAATATCTAGTTGTCTTTCTTTGTGTAGTGGCTCTCTTGTTAAATCTCTATGAAAATCATTGAATTCTTCTTTTATGTTAGAGTACTTAGCTAATATCTCTAATCCATTCTCATATCTTCCTGCCCACCACTTTGCTAATTCATGCCACTCTAGTGGAGCCATTTCTTTTGTTCTTAGTCTTTTCATTGGTATTCCAGTTGCTATGGAACACATTCTTTGTAGTATTGCTCTACTATCCATCTCGATAGTAAAATAGATTGAAGACTTGTTTTGATTATAAGCATTGACTGCAACATTACAACAAGTCAAAGATTTACCAGCTCCTCTTCTACCACCAACTAATACTAAATCATTTGGTGAAAAAGCAAAGTCTGCATCATACTCTGCATTTAATCCAAGTGGTAAATATCTTGAAAGTTCTTCGTCTGACTCAAATATATTCATTCTTTGCATACTTTCCTCAGGCGGAACTAAATCAACTCTATCCGATACGTTTAATACTATATCAGATAAAGTATTTATATTTTCTTCTGCTGTTTGAAACCCTATGCTAGTGTCAATAAATTGTTCTAGCTCTTTAAATATCTCTGTTTGGGTATACTCGTTCTTTAAATAATCTAACAGCATCCATGCGTCAATATCTGTTTCTACAGACTCTATCGCATAAATTTTATCTAGGGTAGCTTCATCTCTTACTTCAAAGTGTAACTCCTCAAAGGTAGGAAGTTTCTTATATAACTCAACATGATTATTCAAGACGCGAAAAATCCCTTGAAGGTCTCCACTTAGGTAATTTTCCTTAAGTGCACTCCAAGTTTCTATATCATCTTGTATAATTATCTGTTTTATAAGTGCCGAAGCAAGATTCAATTCTACCTCCCTAAAATAATAAAGTGGGGGCCATCACTCGTGATAGAAGCCCCCGAAAGAAATTTTAACTAGCCGATTTCTTTTTTAGCAGCGCCGTTGTAGTCTGCACACTGAAGTCCTCTTCTTGTTAGCATGGTTTTAACACCTCTAACAGTCTTTCCGATTTCATTTGCAATATCTTCAACTGACATGCCTGAGATATCTAAGTCAGCTAGGACGTCTGCCTTGCTTGAACCCTTAGTCTCTTTTTGCTTTGGTATAGCATTGATGTCACCACTTCTTAGTAATGATAATGCTTTACCTCTGATAGAATTTACACTCTTACCGAGAGCTTCTGCAATCTCTTCAACAAAAGAACCACCTTGTACCATTGATACAAACTGCTCCTCTTCTTGAGGTGTGTAAGTTCTAACACTTTCTGGCTTAGGAGCAGGTTTAACATGCTCTGTAAGTTCCATAGAAAGAATTTTACCTTGAATAGACTTAGCACTAAATGCTCCGCCTTCAAAGTTCTGTGCGATTTCCGCATAAGTATAAACTCCGCTGTTATCTACAACAAAGTTATTTAATGTTGCTTCTTGCTCGTCTGAAAAAGACTTAGAAGCTGAAGCTGAAGCTAATTCAACTTCGTAACCCATTTTTCTAAGTTTTGAAGAAACACTTCTTGAAGAAGTTTCTAATTCTTCTGCCGCTTGTGCAACAACAACTTGAGAAACAGGGCCTTCGCCTACAAAATCAACAAGAGATTGTGTTCTCTCGTCTGTCCATTTTGGTAATGCCATTTTATTTTTCTCCTATAAATTTTTTTAAATTTTCAATTATCTGGACTCCTCGTTCTCGAGCAGTCTTGGTTTTACTACTTTCTAATCCACTTTCATTTATTAGCACAGTAACTTCTTTTGTTAGGTTGTCTTTTACTATGTATCCCAACTTTTCTAATACTGCTTTTGCCGCAGCTTTAGTTGGATAACTCTTTAATTTACCCGTGATACATACTGTGCCGTTCACATTTTCTTTTGGCTGAGTAGTTTTGCAACTAAAAGAAAAGGGAAGTTTATAGTATTCGTTAGTATGAAAATTATTAACTAACCAATCTACTAGACTATCCGTAGCTTTAGGGCCGAGACCTGCTTCTGAGCAAGTTGCTGGATTAATCTCACTTATGTGCGAAACTACTCGAGACAGCTTTTCAGTCGCAGTTCGACCAATTAATGAAATGCTAAATGCAGGTAAGAGAGTAATGAGGTCAACAGCTTTACTTTTCTCTATTTCATGGTGTAGCTTGATACCCAATTTCTCCGACCCTAGCAAGTCACATAACTCATTCTGTGAAAATGAATAAATATCGTGAAGGTCTTGTATGCCCAACCTACTGATAGTGGCAGGGCCAAGTCCTTTAATTTTGAGAGTCTTTGCAAAGTTTTCTACTTGTTTCGAAGACTTCGCATGACAAGAATCGTTGTAACAGAATAACTGTTCATTGACTAGCTGTAGCACAGAGCCACAAGCTGGACAATTCACTGGTATATCTATTTCTTTCATCTGTCTTTTCAAAATATAAGTATATTATACAATAAAACACCAACGTTTGTCAAGAACTATTTTTTGGAAAGTCTTGGTTAATCTTTAGCAAACATTCGAAGTTAAAACATTCGGTATGTCCACCAAATTTTATGGAAGGTTTATATGAATCTTCCTTGTATTTTTCATGAATGGCTTGTTCCATTTTCCAACAATCATAGATTGGTCCAAACCACTCTCTAACTCTCATTTGTCTATACTGTGGTGAATAGAAGTCACCACTAACTCCTCTTTGGAGTGTTCCTCTGCCTGTTTTTCCTTTTCTGCCTTTGGCTATCCCTACTTTAATAAACTTTTCGCCCGTCTCAGGGTTTATCATTTTAATTAAATATAAGATACCAGGCTTCTCTTTTTCTTCAGGCCTGTTCTTAAAGTAGGTTTCGTTATACTTACCTGCCACGGAATAACCACAATTTCATTCTATAAGCAAGTCGAAACCATCTAAAACCATCTCCGTATGGAGCTGATTTTAATTTATTATAAATCATTCTCTTTATACCTCTGTGAAAAGTATAATCGTGTATAAAACACTCGAATGTATGCTGTGACTGTCATAAATGCTACTGATATAACTGACAGCGACCACGCACTTGTAATATCCCAAATCTCAATACATAACCACAGTATTAAGTAATTTAAGGGAAACTGTGTGATTAAAGCACTGCCTATACTAAAGGCAGACTCCTTGTGTATTCTCACACTTCTTTTGTCTCTACTAAAAAATCCCATGTTCTTTATCTTCTAACTCCCATAATCCATCGACATAGTTTTCAGCGGCATCTTCCGCATATCTTTCACTATGTTCTTTTATAATTCTTGTTCCTAACATTTCATCACCATCATAGCATCTCACTATGTAATGGTCATGATATTTATATACTTCTGCTTTTCTTTTATCTCTCCAGTAAGAGTGTAATAATATTGGCTTTTCCATTAGTCATCTCTCCACATACTAATATCAGGTGGGTCTGTATCGTCAAAAAAGAACAATACAAATGCAAAGACTGCTAGAATAATAACAATAATTGTTAGTAATTTACTTTCAAAAAGCATCGTCTTTATACACCTCTTCTAATGTTGGTTCATATACATCTCGTCTGAATACCTCTATGTCAGGTATTTCAAACTTGACTCCTGTTCGTTTCTGTATTCTTAGTTGCTCATGTACCCATAAGTCGTATTCAGTTTTTAACTGTCTTTCTGAGTATAATATCACTCTACTCTCCTTACTATCTTTGGTATAATTTTGCCACTTCGTATAACTTCTACTTTGCAACCTATCTCCAAGCCTAGTCCTTTTATAAACCCAGCATTGTGTAGAGTTGCTCTTGTAATGTTTGCGTCATCAATTACGATAGGCTCTAGAATTGCAACTGGAGAAACTGCTCCAGACTTACCAACATTCCACTCCACATCAAGTAGAGTAGTTACTACTCCTTCTTCCCTAGTTTTAAAAGCAAATGCTCCTCTCGGGTGGTGTGAAGTATATCCTAGTTCTTGATATTTTTCATTACTGTCAATTCTAAAAACCTCGCCATCTTGAGGATACATACTAGCATCGCAAGTCAGTACAGTTTCAAATCCATACTCTGAAAGCATTTTCATATCTTCTAAATAAGTTGGGCTACCATTTACAGGTTCACAACTATGTGCTATGAATACTAGGTCTCTGGAGAGGAACTCTTGTTCATTCTTTAAGTTCAATGCCCCAGCAGCATAGTTTCTAGCATTTGGTATGCTCTTCGGAGCAACTACTTCACCTACTACTTGAAGAAATGGTAATGGAATAGTTGGAGGAACTAGGTGCTTAACCAAATTGGTAATATCTACTCCATGTTTTCCATCGCCTCTAGTAAGAGCAAGTGTAAGACCACCATGGTAACTTACACTAACAGCTGCTCCATCTAACTTGGGTGTAACAATGCATGCATCGTCTTTTGCCCAAGATGGCGGAGTATCCTCTCCTTCAAAAACTTTTTGTAAACTATAAAGTTTGAAAGCATGAGGAACTTTATTGTCGTCACTTTTAAATCCTACATAGTCGTATTGCACTTTTAGTCTGTCAAAGACTTCATCATCTATTACAGGTGTTCCCTCGTAATACATTTTTTCACAATACTCTATATACTCTTGTAACTTCATTTTCCTATATCTTTAATGTCTGATTTAGGGATAACTTGATAAGCTCCCTTGTTATATGCTATAGCTACAGTATACTTACTACTAATCTTCTTTTTGTAAGAAGTATCTTCTGCAGGGGTATACTTAGGCAGTTTGGTGGAGCTGACTGGAGTCGAACCAGCGACCTTCGCGGTGCAAACGCGACGCTCTCCCATCTGAGCTACAGCCCCTTGACGGTTTGTTCTTTTTCTGGGAGTAGACTTCTTTCTTCTCCCATATATATCGTAATTTAAACTTCCATTTATAATCATACATATATTATATCAAAATTATAAGCAAAAGTCAAGAAATATTTTTAGTTGAGGTAAATTTTATCTAAAATTTCTTTGAACTCTTGTTCGAGTATCGTTTTACTTTCAGCTAGAGATAATATTTCTACTAATCCTAGGAACATTTCTCTTGCATTATCTAAGTCCAACGGCATAGTTATTCCTTCATTACCTGGCTTCCACTCTTCGTCAAAGTCTTGGTAATATTTTCTGATGGATAACCACTCAACTCCTTTGAATGTATGAACTGTAAGACATATTTTTATATGTTTATTTTCATCGTAGTTGATGGTTTTTTCATAAAATGGTGGTTCCTGTAAATCAATCATTCTTCACCACCTTATTCAAAGGTAAAATTTTAGTTACATCTTTGTAATTAAGTAATCTATAAGAATCAGTATCCCAACAAAAGAGCAGCACAGTATCTGAGCCTTCCTTTGCCCTGTTCTTTCTAGCTTTTATATAGGGAGTTGAGAAATCCCTAGTGCATATATTGTATTTTAGTTTTCTACTATTTCTACTTCGATATGTGACATATGCGTCTCCAGCATCGTCCATTTTCTTTTTAAAATCATCTTTTGTCATTCGTTCCTCCAGTTTAATCTAACAAAATTTTTTGAATTGTTAAACTTTTGGTTCTTTTTAAAGATGTAAAAATGCAGGGACATAGTTGTCCCTGCTAAGAAATACTAAATTAATTGTTTAGCTTTTCTATTACAGAAGTAAAGTAAACAGCTGCCTTACCTGTAAGTTTTGATATGATTGCTGAATCAACATCAATACCTGCGTCAGTAAGAGCATTAGTTAAAGAATTCTGTGCGTCTGCAACAGAAACTCTTCCACCACCGTTACCGTTAGATGAACTTCTAGCTGCTGGTGTTTTCTTTACATAAACTCCAGCTTTAGTTAGTATCATTCTAACACCATTTACAGATTCGCCCATCTGTTCAGCGATATCTGCTTT